CCTCGATTTTTGCGCTGATTTTGGGGTCATTTTGCGCGCATTTTTAAGCGCATTTTTAGGCTCTTTTTCGACCCCCAAATCAACCACTTTTTGAGCCCACCAAACAACTCAACCCGGGGGTCTAATTTTGATCCCCAAAACCACCCCATTTCGATGACACACCCATTGGTATCAACCCCCGGAGATCTGTTACCATTTTTTACCATTTGTAACATAAAATTGGTGATAAATTTTATGGTGTGTGGGGTTCCAAAATGTTCCAATTTGTCCCATAATACAGGTTCCAATTTACCCCCTACCGGAGTCACCTATATACACAACCCCCCAACAGGGCATTATTATAATATAGAAAATAGCTATTTATATATGTCATTACCAAACTACCTAAGCAGAATCAAATCTGCCGGCGTTTACAGGTATGTGTTTGACAAGTCGGTTATACCCTCGGGGACGGAGACCACTCTCCGTCTTGTCGTGGGCTATTCAGAGCTTGGACCATTCAACACCCCTGTCTACATCAAGGACGCCGCCGAGTTCATCCAACTTTTCGGTAATATCAGTCGCCGAATGGAGAAGCGTGGGGTATACTTCCATCGATTGGCTATCCAGGCCCTGGATCGTGGTCCTATCCTCGCACTCAATATCAAGCCATTTAATGCCGGGGAAACCCCCGAGGAATCGTCCATCTATACCTTCTCCGGGGTAGACATCTTCGACGGACTCTCCAAGGTCCGCGGGGGTAAGTGCGTAGTAGCTTCCACTACCAAGGGCCAGCGAGACACCGGGGTCGTATCTATCTACGACACGAACCGTTTCTGGAGTGTCGATGCTAACCGTCTTCATGATATCCGCATCTCCAAGGGGGATAAGAACGGCTATGTCCGTATCGTTCAGACCTCGACTAAGGACGACTCCGTGACGGTCTTCTTCCGTCCTACCGTACCTTCGGGCTATGCCGTGAAGATCTCCGACTGGTTCTCCAACAACCGCGAAGACCTCCCCACCTACCTCGAGTCGATCAAGGATCGTTACCTCGATGAGTACTTCGGGGAAGTGTATGTGTTCAAGGGTAACCTGAATAAGGAATCCCTCTTTGAGTACACCGGTTCCCTCGGCTCCAGTCTCCCCTGTCAGTTTGTCTATGCCAAGGACTCCGAAGGGGATCTCATCTACTGGGACGTGCCAACGGCCGCGGAGATCAACGCAGCCACCACCCCAGCGAAGATCGAAGAGCTGAGTAAGAAGTACTACCAGTATCCCGTTCTTAAGTCTATCAAGACCTACCAGGGTGGCCGTCCTGAGGAATTTGTCATCTGTGAGGTCGCAGAGGCAGGCTCTGAAGAATGGGGAGATACCGCTCCCCGATACGAGAAGAAGCGTTTCAATATCACCATCTCTACAGAAGCAGCTAAGTGGAAGGATTTCACCGGGGTCGATGTGAAGCAGCTCCCTCGTATTGACGGGCAGCAGTGGATCACCTCCGAGCATGAAGCTATCCTCGCCTGGCAGAAGTTCTGTGTCGTAGAGGATGGTCAGGTAAAGGTCAATCCCGGATACCTTAATTCGTATGGCGAGAAAGCCGATGCCCTGGATGATATGGCGGCTGTTAGCACCAGTAACTTCCTCGGTCACTATTCCGGTACGCTCCTTCCTAACTTCCGCGATAGCCTGGGTAACTATATCTCCCTCGACCTCATCTTCAACCTCGACTACAACAACCACAAGTGTCTGATGCATTTTAATGAGCTCTTCCTCGACGAGATCGCCGAAGCTGACCTCGATGCTGATGGAGAGTTTGAGTATGACCGTGGGGAGCTCGCTCCTGCCTCGTCGAAGAAGCTGTATACGAAGGAACAGACCGTGACGGAGAAGAAGATCCGAGACAAGGAAGCGGAGATAGCCACTAAGAAAGCCGCTGGAGAGAACACGGACAAGCTCGAAGTAGAGCTCAAGGGTCTGCAGGATAAGCTGGCGGAGATCGTCAAGCCTACGAAGGTAAGGAGTTATTTCTCCCTCGTCTGCTCGGGTCTCGGTCTCGGTAACCTCGAGGCTGGTACGGAGCTCCGTAATGCTATTGATGCCGGCGTCCAGGTCTACCCCACAGGTCTCTACCTCGAAGGGTATGAGTACAAGTCTATCACTCGCACTGATGCGGGTAAGACCCTCCAGGACAAGATCTTCGGTGTCCTCTCGTACAAGGGTATCCGCGAGGCTCTGACCAATAACATCGACGTCGATTACCACTACCTCATCGACACGTTCCAGTCTTACCCCGGTTATGGCATGAAGAGCCAGCTGTCGGGTATCGCTATGGCTAAGGACAATGCCCTCGCTCTCCTTAACTTCCCTCCGATGGATGCTATCATGAGCCATTGTGGTCATTCCCGCTACGATGGAGGTTTTGATATGAAGGAGGTCACGAAGATGCAGAATGGTATTAGCCTTCCTGCAGAGACCCAGGGAGCGTCCTGGTGTGCTTTCTATACCCAGCTGGTCGTCCAGGAAGGGGCGGTGAAGCAGACGATTCCCTCTGCAGCCCTCGTTAGTAACCTCTTCATCGACAAGTGGCAGAACCGTCTCCCCTACTATATAGTCGCTGGTCCTAACCACGGTCTCGTGGAATATAACGGTCTCGTCGGTCCTGACTACAGCTACGCGAGGAAGGATCTGGATGTCCTGGAGCCATTTGGTGTCAACGCCATCGTGAGACTACCCCGTTACGGAGTAGTGATCAACTCCAATCAGACGGCCAAGCAGACTCCCGTCTCTGCTCTCTCTAAGGTCCATGTCCGCGAGCTGGTTATCTTCCTCCAGAACGAGATTGAGAATATGCTCCGGGGTTACCAATGGGAGCTCAATACCCAGGAGCTTCGCGAGAAGATCAAGGCTAAGGCCGATGTGAAGCTCGACCTGATCCGTGCTAATGGTGGGGTCTATGACTACCGAACCAAATGTGACAGTGAGAACAATACCCCAGAGGTCATTGATAACGAGATGGTCATTCTGGATATTGACATCGAACCGTCCCGTGGGGCAGGTAAGATGGTCCAGACCCTTACTATCTACCGTACCGGAGGTATTAAGAGTTCACCAAGGTACTAAGCAAAAAAAAGGAGGGCCTCTCGGTCCTCCTTTTTTTATCTAATAATTTTTACTTGAGTGGGTTGCCAAACTTAGAGATATACTCATCAATCAGTTTCTTGTCCCCACAACACACCACCGCAAGCTTTAGGATAGTATCGGTCTTAGATTCCATCTCGAAGTCTACCTCACTATCCACTTTCACTGTGAAGGGTCGCTCCAGTAACTGATGGAGCTCAATAAGGTAATTCTTCTTCCCGGATATTTTTGCATTAGCAGACACTTCCCTCTTAGACTTCACGAGGATACGTAGTTCACCAAGGAAGTATCTGAACATGCTATTCACACTATCCATCTCCTCCGCGAGGTTCTTTACCTCCATCCCGTTGAGTTTATTGGTAACCAGATCCCGGACGCGGTCATACTTATCTACGTTATAACGATAGATATTGGTGTGGAAGGTCTTCCACCTGGCCGTGAGAGACTTAGGTGTATTACCAATACCATTATCAGCCAGTTCCGTGAGCTTCCCTTTCAGCTCCTGCATCCAGTCTTCCCATTCATCGTGGAGCTTGCCCCGGTTGAGGAGGACCGACTTAATATCCTCGAGGGAGTAGACGAGATGGTCATTGGTAGCCACATCATCCCCGGCAGTGAGGTACTTCTCCCTGGTCTTCCACTGGATGGAGAAGAGCTGCAAGTCACTGAATCGAAGCTGATCCAATTTCTCCTCCGTACCATCGCTGGCGTCATTCGTGCAGTTATGGATGAGTAGAGTAGCCCCAGCAGAAAAATGTTGAGGGTCCTTACCCGCGGTACGCACTTCCCCGTTATATAGTAGTATACCGAAGTCATAGTCGGTACCCTTGCTGCTCCTTTTCATCGGTTTCGTGAGGTCAAAAAGGGCATAGGTCAGGGCTTCGTCCCCGTATACAATTTTTGGTCGGATTCCCTGATGTTCGACCTTGATGACGGCGTAGAGGTTACCGTCGTAATTCACTACACCCATACAAGGGGTATCCTCGTTGAGGTCGATCCCTCGTTTGATATTTGGATTCCACGTTCTTTCGTAGGTAGCCAGATCATCCAGGGTATTGTATTTGGAGCTGGATGGTGCGAGCATATCCCCCTTGATATGGTGGTCATCCCCACCAAGAGCATCAATAAATGCCCGGAGTTTGGGGGTAACACTACCCTTACTAAGAGCTTCGGTGATAAAGTTTGATAAAGATTTCATTTATATGAATGTATGTTATCTAAATAATAAAGGGCCCTCACCAGAGGGCCCTGGTGTTTTTATGGTATATATGGGTGAGGTCTCGACCTCGAGCCCTGATCCTGCGGATAAAGTCTTAAAAGAGCGTGAAGAGGGTCTCTTCAATATCATCGAGGAGCTCAGGATCTTCCGAGTAACGGAACATTCGGATCTTCGCGATAGCATCTACGATAGCCGCATTGTAGCGGGCTTCCGTGTCGAGGAGGATATTTTCTGCTGCCTCACCAGCTTCGACGAGACCATTGTCCTTGAGGTCTTCGACTACTTCTTCGACGCACTCGTGGTAGAGCTCCTCATCGGCATCTTCTTCGTCGTAGTGGTCTTCATCTTCGTCTTCATCTTCTTCGTCGTAGTGGTCTTCATCTTCGTCTTCTCCGAAGGAGCTGTGCGATTCATCGCTTTCGGCTTCGCCTACCTTATCGATGAACTTATTTAGTACGGCCTGGACCTTGTCTTTAGCCGAGACTACCTCCACGTCTTCGGTGACGAGGAAAACCGCGGACGTCTCCACGTTCTTTACAATAACACCAGAGGTGATCTTTTCGATGATCTTGTAGGCCTGATCACCTGCAAATACGACTTCACCCTGCTTTGCTTCACTGATACGCATAATTTTACTTAAATATAGATAAATAGTTCTTGAATTTGTTGAAATAACTTCTGAATAGGACCACACAGACCGCTTTCTGGAGGTCACTCGTGCGAGCGGAGGCATCTAAGTAACTGAGTATGACCTCCACATTATTGAGTGTGGTAGAAGCGGACTCCTGACTAAAAGTCTTTCTATACCACGAGGACTCTTCTTCCCGGAGGTGTTCTTTCAGCTCGTCGATGGATATTTCCGACCAGCAAGGGGTCGAGTCATCTTCAAAATGTAGGAGGTGCATACTTAGTTATTTTTTGCTTACATTAATATATAGGAGAATGCTTCCGGTTTTTTACATACAGGAGCTTTACCCAGGCAAAATGTCTCCTTTCTGAGGGATAGGCAGCGTTCCATTGCTGGTTATAGGCCTCCCGTTCGAAAGAAATGGCATAATAGGCCTTCGTGGGACTGAAATACCATAGACATTTGATGAGCCACTCGACTAAGTACCAGATATAGAAGAAGATATACCCCATCTCCTGCATCTGTTTGGTATGGATAGTCTCATGGGTAACCATCATACGGAATTTTAACCCTTTTGTACCCTTATGCTCCCCTCTAACGAAGAGCACTCCGAAGAGGTTCACCGCAGTGTACCCAGGGAACGGGAGGAACTGGTTATAGATTATTTTCATAAGTTTGCTTATGCGAGGAGCTAATCAGCTCCGTCATAAATACCGAGCTCTTCTTGAAGTACTTCCAGTCGCTTATCCTTATTGGGCCAGTCGTCCTTGTGCTTGGTCTCGATCTCCTTACACCATTCTTCAGCCAGTTTCTTCGCTTCAGCATAGGTACGGACATCTAATCCCTCGTCACACCAGTTTTCTACCCATCGGCTGACCGTTCCGATCCAGTTACTCCGAAGGCCGGGGTAGTAGATAGTCACTACCGCCTTAGGCTCATCAAAGACCCACATTTCTCGGTCGTCGAGTTGGTGGTGAGTTTTTGCCATAGTCTTATCGCTTAAGAGATTTCCACTCGTCAACACTGACGTCCTTGGTAAACCCATCCCCACTGACCATTACGGCAATAGCATCGTGGCTGTGGAGGCTCTCGAGGTGACTGACGATGAGCTTGAAGCCACCTACCCCGGGCATATTACCAATGGCATTGCCGAGCATTCGCACTGCATCTTCGACGAACTTGGGTTGGGCCCCGTTCTTCTCGGCAAAAGCCTGTTCATCCTGACGCTTGCAGAAGACGAGGGTTTCCGTCGTAAGGGTCTCACGACAGAGATCGACGAGATCCTCAATCCAGATCATATCGTTCATCTCTACCCCAATTCGGGCGACACTTCGCTGACTGTGGGGGATGCCATAGACATCGCGGGTCTCCGCGGCATGAAGGCTAAGCTCCGTACTACAGGGACAGGCTGAGCTATAGACGAAGTCCAGCCACATAACCTTGCGGTACTTGCCTCTCTTGTCCAGGTCCACGTCAAAAGATACCTGATAGTACTGCCAACCACCTTCCTTCGTACCATCCTCCTTAGTCGTGCGGAGAGCCTCCTGCCAGAGGTAGTAGTCGAAAGACATAGTGATATGGGCATCAAAACTGTCCAGGTCCTTCTTGTACTGGTCGAGGACCTTACACAGCTCGTTGATATCAAAGACTGAGTCCTGGTTCTTATAAGCCGTGCGGATGATTCGGCTCATGTTGATACCTTTCTTCTCCGCCTCGAGACTGACTGTACCAGTGATATTGGCATTGATGTCCATAAGACCCCCGGACTTCTTTCGGAGCTTCAGGGGCATGTGAAATCCGTGAATACCTACCATCTCAATGGGGATAGTATGCACCTGGGTATTCTGCAGGTCGGGAAGGGTCTTTACATAGGCCTCATCGGCAACAAAATCCTTCTCGTAAACGCGTTTTAGCTTTCGTACATCCATATATATGTGTTAATTAACTTGTTCTGAATAGATTTGATCGAGGTGGTTGAAAAATTCCTCATTCTCTTTCTTCACGAAATACTCCATAAGAGGGTCCATAAGGTCTACATTTTAAGTTATACTTTATGGATAAATATAGGAGATTATCCGAGGTATTTTACTATCCAGTACCGTTTGCCTTCGTACTGGTTGGTAATGAGGTCTCCTAAGTACATCTCCTTTACCTCTCCATCAAGCCACGTGAAGGCTTTTATTGGGATATAATTACGACCCTTTTTCCACCAGGCGAATTTCTCCGGGCCGTACTGGTAAATACCATCATCGGCATAGGGGTTGATCTTATCCACCTCGCATAGAACGACCGGTTGGTGGAAGAATTTCGTCAGATTTCCTCCCACCAACTGGTTGATTCTTAATAGGTTAGGGTCAAGAAGCATGCTTGTAATTACACTCCTCTCTTATCCCCCCAAATACGGATATGAAGTCGGTCACAGAACCTCCACCCGCGCTTATAACAGACGGGCAAGGCTTTCTCCGTGCTCGTGTTGATCTGGGAAAGAGTCTGACCTTCGGGCATGATGAGTACCCGGCTATGGACATACGTGCCAAACTCCTTCACCAGGGGGTCCATAACCTCATCGACCATTTTCTCCGTCTCGTCGTTGGTATAGACGAACTTGAACTGGAAGGCATTGGCCTGGGCGACAAACTCCGACAAGGCCTTGGGGTTATAACGGTTTTTGTGGTGCATCTTCCTCTCCTTCTCCGGCACATCCGTTCCCTCAAAACAACCGGAGTTAGCGAGCTTAGGGGATACTGACCAGAGACTGACGTAATGGAAAAGGGTATCCGTGGGAAGGATACTACCATTCGTCTCGACCGTGATCTTTACCTCCTTGTGTCGGTTCTTAAATTCCCTCAGGAGCTCTCCCAGGGCTTCTTTCTGGAGGAGGGGTTCTCCACCGGTGATGACGAGGTCGGTAATAGTATTCCCCTTCATCTTCTCCTCGATCTCGCGGATAGCCTCGGAAATCTCCATAGGTTCTACCTTCTCCGCGTGGTGAGAGGTATAAGGGGTATCGCAGATAGACCCTCCGGCGAAGACACAACGGAGGTTACATCCATTGAGTCGTACGAAGATCGCCGGACAGCCAGTCCATACCCCTTCCCCTTGGATGGTAGGACCGAAGATCTCGTTTATACTGATTTTTGACATAGATTCTTTATAAATTCTCCAATAATTTAGCAACCTGCACCTTAGGGAACAGTCGATAGGGGTACTTTCTCCCCCCCTTCCCGTCGGTACGGAACTCAAAGGCTACTCCCAGGGATCCGATCTTATAGTCGATCATAATGGTCTTACCAGCCCCAGCACTGATCCGGTAACGGGTAGGTCTCATCTTGCGAGCAATAGAGGTAGCCATCTCCTTCTCCGAGGGTACTTCGATGCACTTAGTCGGAGTGAGGTAGACGTAGTCTCCACCGATGAGCTTAGCCATAAGACAGCCGAGGGAGGTCATATCCGGGTTACCTGTAATTTCCTCGGTGAACTTCACTCCATCCCCGTTCCTATACCAGTCAGCTACCGTCTCGGGGTCGATGCCAAAGGTAGTGAAGAAATTCCCGAAGGCCTTATCCTTATCCCAGTCGGAGGTATTCATGAAGTTAACACTGATACCACTGAGCTGGGCCGTATCCATCTTACAGCTGATGTATACCGGGGTCTTACCAGGGATCTCCACCGTGATATCGGCGATGACCTTGGCGGATTCGGATCCAGTAAAGTCCTTGTTCACGACCAGATTCTTATCAAAAATCCACCCATCCCGGTTTCTCTTCGTGTCCCCGGAACCGGTGAGGAGTACGATGGAGTTGACCTCATCCACGCTGATGGTATTAAAGTTAGCAATGACCCTATCGAGAAACGGAGCTGACTCCACATGAGGGTGGAGGATAGTACCTTTCTTCGTGTAGTTAGGGTTTCCCGGGACTGCGAGGTCTTCTCGGGTAGCCCATTCCCCGGTCATACGATGGAGAATAGCCTGTTTGATGTCAATGAGAAGGTCGTGTTCCAACTCCAGTCCTCGGGCTGCTCTGACCCCACGGGGGCTGCCATTCCCGAATACCACCTTGTTCTTACCGAATTTGAGAAAACCCCCTTGGATGACATAACCGGCCTGGATGAGGTCGGTAGCACAGTCCCCTTCGGCAAATTTTCTCGCGATCTTGACCTTCTTCCTATCCCCGGTATATCGGATAGGGGTATAGATCTCCTTAGAGCCGTCTTCTTCCCAGTGCTGGTAGATAATATCCAGAGCCCGGTTAAAATCGTCACTCCGTAGGATACTTTGGAGGAGGCGCTTGGCCTCCTCCTTATCCCCTTCCAGTTGGTTAAAGACGGTACTTTCCGTAATAACGTCTACGAGAGTTCTCATCGGAGCTCAATCTGCTGGGTAACGGCAGGGTAAAAGATCTTATTTCCCAAGAACCACCACCCCACAAGAGCGTCACTCCATTCGCTGGTGACCCCTTCGGAGAATCTCAGTCGCTTGTCGAAATCTTCCGGGAGGAAATTGAGGTCTTCGAATGTGGCCTTGGCTCGACCGGTAGCCGTCTCCCAAACCGTGACTGAGCGGACCTCTATACCACTCTCCCCATTAGCAAAGACCGAGTCCTTGAGCAGGTCACTGACGAGTCGGAAAATGAACACCGACAGCATCTCTGCCGAGGGGTTGAAGGGGGTGATGATATATCGGTCGTTATGAGCCTTGAAGAAATTGATGTATTCCTCCGACTCCGTGTCCGCGATGATATGACAGTGGTCCATAGAGTCGATGAGCTCCTTGATAGAACCCTTCATCAGACCAAAGTCCATCACCATCTGGGCATTATCAAGACGAGTGGCCTCAAACTCCACTTCAATCTTATAACTGTGGCCGTGTACGCTATGGGAACAGCGCTTTGAGGTGCAGTTTCTGACCACGTGACTGCCTTCCGCAGTAAAAATCTTGGTTATTCGCATGTTAAATCGTATATAATATATATCAGGAATTACTCCTCATATTTTACCATTTGGATAAACTCCTGGACATTGGACTGGACCTTCCACAGCTGGGCCGGGGTAAGCATCCCGATGTCGTCAATGAGTACGTGAGCTTTTCGGTCATACAGACCTCTTCCAGATACCCCTTGCTTGACGGCATAGGCCGTATCAATGGTCTTGACGAACCGAGGGAGCTCTGTGAACTCAATAGGATGGTGAGTACCGAGGAGGTGCACGGAAAGACCTTCCAAATCCTTGCTCAGCTTACTGAGTAAGATTCGTCTTCCCACAGCATAACGAAGGTCGTCGGGTGCTCCATCCATAACAGGACGCCCCACCAGCTCCCAGAGGAATCGGTTGTGGAAAGGAATAGCTATATAGTTGTACCCGAGGGACTTATAAAGACTAAGACACTCTCGGAAGTCTTCTATACCGTTGCCCTGGAGCACAGGGATGGGTGTACCCACAGTCGTCCCTGGCCAATCCTTTACCATCTCCATCGTCTTCTCCTTATCCATCAGGACATCGGGAAGGAGGTAGTAATCTGGTTGGAGGTCCTCAATACACTTGATGAAATGCTCCACGTCCAACTCCTCGCCACGAATGAAGTACTCATAAGCGGAGTTGTCCAGAATCTTCATCCTTCGCGAAGCCTTATACCAATTACGGTACGCGGGATTATCCAGAAGATGGTGAAGGACAAAGTCATAGTCTGTGGACGCATCGAGGTTTAGGTATCCGATGGGCATCTCGATGGCGATTTGTGGTCTACTCAATCCCATAAACACTCCCAAAAATCTTAATACACCAATGAACAAGCCAAAAAAGGTTCATTACGAACAACAAAGTAAGGAACATCCCGTTGTTCCTACGGATATTCGAGTCCATTGTGGTGAGGAACATGAATACCAGCGTAAAGACCAACAGGATAACCAAAGAGATATACAAAGCCATTATAGTCGTTGCTTGTCATTCTGCCACTGACCATCGTAGAGGTTGATGACCGGTGTGGATTCATGAACGAGAGTCTGAGCCACACGAGCTCCTACTTCGATATTGATGGGGAACTCGACTCGGAGGAAACAGCCAATGCTATTGGTCTTAAAACCGGCATCGAACTGACCACCGACGATCTCCGAGCCACAACGGCAGAGACTGCTGCGGGTCTTGAGGGTCATTGCGTAGCGATCCTTCATATCGCAACCCTCCTCCATCTCCAGCTCATAATAGCCAGGGGTAAGGGTAAAGACTCCGTTGATGGGGGCAATCTCGACCTTATCTTGGGCCTTGGGTAGGGCTGTGGATTTTAGGCCAATATGACCCGTGGACGTGGGGAGGAATTTGGTAATCTTCTTCACTCGCACGTCAATACCCTGTTGTTGGAGACCATCGGGACAGCTCCCGGTGATGATCCCCTTTTCTAAAATTTCTTTTCCTGTTAGTTGCATAATTATTCTACATACTTAATAGGGTCCTTCATCTTGTTCTCAGCAAAGGCCTCCAGTCGGTCGTGACAAGTACCACACTTACCACAGCTACGACCTTCGGAATCGGGATTGTAGCAAGAATGAGTATTCTTCAGGAACTTCTTGATCTCCGACTTCGTCCATCCGAGGGACTTCATAGCGTCAATAGACTCGCGCAGGAGTTGGGCCTTAGTATAGTACTCAAAGGGAGCGATATAGTCTACATTCTCACTACCCCAGTTGCTGATTTTGAAGGCTTCTTCGCAGGCCGCACGACTCTCTGGCGTGGTGTCTGGGTAGTTTTCGTTGTCGTTTTTGTGGATACCCAACACAATACCTACATCACCAACTTCCTTAGACCAGCTAAGGGCCTTACCGTAGATGATGCTGGAGAAGATCACGTTGCGGTTTTCCACTACCGTACTCTTCATATTTCCATCCCCATAGTGACCCTCGGGGATAGCCTCCCCACCCTTATGGAGCGAGCTCTTAGACTCGTTGAAAGCATCGGTAAGGTCGATGATATGATGGGTGATGTCTACTCCCTTGGACTGGAGGAACTGAATGTTCTTCTTAACCTTCTTGAGCTCCACCGAGTGTTTCTGTCCCCACTTGAAGCTATAGGCCTTGATCTTCTTTACTCCGGATGCGAGGAGGTAAGGGACAAGACAGCTGCTGTCGAGGCCTCCGGAGAGGCTGATGATGATATTTTCTGTTTCCATATGCTTATTTATAGGAATTTCGTGGTATTATTTTAGCCATAAATCACTCCATTTACATAAAGTTTCTTACCGAGGAAATAGCTGGCCATCTCGAGGGCAATATGAGGGAGGTAAAAGTCGATTTGCTGGTCAATCCGAGTCACCTTCCCTGTGCAGATGAGTACCTTGACCGTCCACGTACTACCATTTTTGGTCACCGTTACTGACTTATCCCCATCTCGAAAAATCAGTTTATTACCACGACGAGACCCAAAGGCGATCTCCGCGGTAGCGGCCTTTCCAAAGAGAACGATTGCATTGAGCTCGGGGTTCATTTTAGAGAATATAAATACCTTTAGGTTCATATTGTACTAAAAAATTTCTACAAGTGATTTACCGTAATTCTCCTTGAACGCGTAGTCCAGACTGAATAGGTGGGAGAGAAATAGGAACGAGGGATCCAGAGTCTTGCCCCAAAACAGCCACAGAAAGAGCATTCCTGTAAGGCTCATTACAACCATATATAGGAAGTAATCGATGAAAATTTTCATAATATGCGAGGTGCTTTAGCTCCGTTCATAGGTAGCTAATCGTTTCGATAACACAGACCGAGGACTACCCCGATCGCGAGGAAAATATGCCACCATTCGAGATTAGCCTCGTGGTAAGCATTAAAGAGCCACTGGATGCCAAGGGCCGTGGCCATAACAAGGACTACTAACGCAGCCAGTCCGAAAATAAGTTTTATCATGGGTGAAACGTATATTATAGACGGAAATTTCTCTTTTTTAATCTAAACAGGTTCCTCCTCCACATATACTTGTGATAAGTGTTCATGAGAGCACATAGACCATAAGGGAGGAAGATCATTGCCAGGGTACCGATGACCGGAGGGCCATCAGGACAACCTTGGGAGACCGTAATAATCCACGTAATCAGTAGATAGGAAGTACCCACCAACAAAAGGATCATAAAGGTCAACTCCACGAGTATCTGACCGATTACCCAAATTACACCTTTTGTTACCATATTTTTTTCCGAAGGACCAGAGTGCCATTAGGCAATTTTCCCAAATAGTACCCCTACCCAGTAGGTGAAGATAAAACCAGGGATTATGGAAGCCAGAATGCCCCCCACCATACGTCCCGTATCCGGAGCTCCACTAACAAAATGAGCCACTATCCATATCGTCAAGGCAAGGCTCACTAAAAACCACGGGAACCGAGACCGAGGAGGAGAGAAGCATTTGATAAATCCACTGATGACAACAGGTAACATTTTTATAGGGTATTTCTGGTGAAGGTGAGGACCTTGGTTGGTCGGTCATAGACGAAGGACACATGCTCCCAAAGGGGGAACTTATCCAGTAGCCACCGGGCTACTTCGGTAACTCCCATAGGAGGGGTAAGAGGTTCCCGGTAGTTTAGTACCGGAGCGCTGTGGAAAATGGACTTGGGATGCCATCCCAGAGCAAAAGCCTCTTCATTACCCCATACATCCACCGAGGTGAAATAGTTCACCCGGTAGAGCTCTACCTTGTTAGTCCCGATATACCCCACGAGGTTATCCAGCTGTTCCTTGGAGTAGGGGTAGGAATGTAGTCGGATATAACCGAGATATAGGTCTATCTCCCTGCTCTGTGGTCTCAGGAGGATGTTGAATCCGTACTCCTGAAAAGGAAGCACACTAAATACCTCTTCCTCCGGAACAATACTCTTCTGTTGGGGTACTGGATGGAGGTAGGAAATGACCTCCTTACCAATCCTAATGTCCCGAGTCCAGGTCGTGAAATACAGACTATAGCCTGGCTTATATAAGCCTTCGGCACATATCCTGCTTGGCTTGGGGTTGTAGGTCTTGAAGTTGCTCATGTTTATATATAAGTCAAGGGTCGGTGTTTTTTACACCGCAGGTGGCGAAGTCGCGCAGTGGATTTTACACCAACCCGTTGAAATATAACAAGGTCATACACTTAGTCTTCAGTTCCACATTCTCCGGGAGCTGTAACGTAGTGTAATTGAATGGCTTACATACCACATGGAAGCCATTTACCGTATGGTTCACCATAATCTCCGTCGTATGTTCCTTGATCTGTTCAATGAGCTGGTTTAAGGTATCCCTACTCCGGGAATCACCGGAGGTGCTGGTACACTCATCTACATCAAACATCAGGTACTTGTTACTGAGGCACTTAGATGCTTGTCCTGTGGTGATCTTTTCCACGGATACTCCATACTCCTCCCTGGTGACGAGATCGACCATCTTTTTGAGGATCTCGTGGTAGACCTTCTTTCGGTTTACATAGGAAGGGTAGACATAGGCCCGCGCCTTGTTGGCTATACAGATCTTCCGGATATCCTCGGCCTTAGCCCAGAGCTCCTCCGGGTCTTTGAGGAAAAATTTCCGGATCGTACGGCTTTCCGGCTGGTCGCCTCGGTACTCCGTAGCCCCATCCTTCCTCCGTTGGATAATTTCTACTTGGATGTAGTCATATTTACCCCGAGGGAGGTTCTGGAACCAATATCCTACCTCATCTATATTGTTGCATTGTATTATTCCCATACTCATAAGTCTAACATCACCCTCATAATTTTATCCCAACATTTCCGACGGAGCTCCACCAGGGCATAATTCAAATTCTCCTCGGTAAGGGGTAGTTCCGTACAAACCTTACCGTTATTGCAACAGAATACCCCGTGCTCCCCAATGGCTACGCAAGGACCACTGAGGATTTTCCGGGGATAGAAAAAGTAGTTCCCGGAGAGCTCCACAGTGAGAGTCTTACCAAAAATCTCCAGTTCGTTGGTGGAGGAGTTAAATTTCTGTTTCACGGTTCTCCCTCTGATAACTATCGTAAAGGAAACTACGCTGCTTGGCTCGACTGACGGCACAGATCATAGTGCGTTGCTTGAGGTCCTTGTACTCACTGAGCTCGGGGAGGTCTTGCTTGGCCAGCTGGAGGTTGATGGCATACTGGAAAATAGAATAGTCCACGCTGTCTGGCTGGATCTCCTTAAAAGCCTCCACATTCTGACAACCCAGCAGGTGGACCTTCTTACCTTTCTCCCTCGCATACTCCATCATCAAGGCCAGCTCCTCGGTATTGGTGTTCCACGCCCGGGTCTGAGCCAATCCCCCGATAGCCAGGCGAGGGTAGAGGTCAGAGTCGCACAGGTCTTTCCAGTACTGAAATCCCTGGTGGAGCTTGAATACCGGGGTAGGGTAGTAGCCCAGGATCTCCCTGATCTCCTCCCGACAGTAGTTCTTAGGGCTTAGTAGGTCGGGGTCGTGACGGAAGTACTCATTATCGAGTTCAAAAACCTCTTTGGGCTTGATGGTGCGGAGCATAGAGAGGAATTTTTTCTTCATCTTCTCACACCGGGCGTGGAACTCCGGGTTATCCTTACCATACTTCATCTCGTACTTGAAGAGGGTGAAACCACCGGAGTCGAGGTAGAGTCGATCCTCTCCTACGCAGTCGTAGATGACCTTGGCTGCTACCTTAGGCATATCGACCGTACTGATGAGGATGTCATTAGGGACGGAGGAGAGGACCTTGGGAAGGACCTCTTTCCACCTGCCTTCCCCACCACAGGCGTAAACAAATCCGGATCCGAGTCCAAAAACCAACCTTGGTTTATTTTCCATAGATTATTCTTTCAATTTCTTCCGCCAGGGGTCGGATATTCTCATGAGCCGACGTACTGGTGCGGTCCTTAATAAACTTCTTCCAATCGTCCTCGAACCCGGAGTAGAAGGCCTGCGTAGCGGTCATCAGGGGAAGGACTCGACGGGCCGCATCTTTTCTACGACCCTTGTGGATCAGATAGCTGTATACCTTGGAGGCCTCCTTGAAATAGTCTACCTCGGCATTATCAAAGGGGGTGACCCCGTAGCAGATAGGAAGACGGCCGTCGGGAGTGGCGAGGACATATCGGGTACTCTGCTCCACGATGGAGAGTTTGCGATGACGGTTCCACTCCCGGGTGATCTCAATACTCGTCTGAACGTGGAACATATACCTTAGGTAATGCTGGGGGGTGACCTTCCCCGAAGGGTCAGGGCCCGCTGGCGAGACCTTCCAATACTTTACCATATCGGTCCAGTCATTCTCCACGAGTACTCGGTAGTTGGTGGTGATATACTTATACCCATCCCCGCCAGGGGCTGTTCCATCCCCGCCAGGGGCTGTTCCATCACCGTAGACGGTTTTTGTGTACTCATTATCCTCAAGCTCCTTGGTAGGAACGTTAAATGGTACGGAGAGGTACATAGGGACAAATTCGAGTACTGATAGGTGGTTGAGTTTCTCCATCTTCTTGATGAAGTTTCTCCAGCTATCCTCGGTCATCTTCCCCTCTGAACGATGAGAGATACGACCAGCCAACTCCCCGAGACGGAAAGCCTCTTCCAGAGTGGTGGGTTGGGGGATTTCCTTGACCCAAGGTTGAACAAAACGGATCATGAGTTAATGAGGTCCTCCAACTCCTCTTTCATCTTGTCTACCGAACGGATACCGAGCTCTTCGAGAAACTCACTATTGACCTCCTTGCCATCGACCATTCGGGTAAGACCGGCCATATTCCATTTGGAGTACTCACCAATACGGTTGTCAGCAATGACAAAGCCTGCGGCCTGAGCCTCGGAGAGACCGGAGACCACGAGCACATCAGCTTCTTCTATCTGGAGGATCTTGAGGGCCTTGAGACGCGTGTTGCCGGCCAGGACTACCAGATTCTCATCCACTACGATGGGGTTGATGTACCCGTACTCTTGGATGGATTTGGCGACCATCTTGGCCGATTTGTTATTGTGTCGGGGGTTACCCGGATACGGGGTGAGCTCGGAGAGCTTTACCGTTCTAATTTCTTTTTTTATCTTTGGTAGTGTTGCCATAATCAAATTTTGACTACATAAATTAGCAGGGTGAATATAAACACTGCCATACTCACGATGAAGGTATTGAATATGGCATCCTTTAGAGTGTTGAAAATCTCCTTATCCAGGACCAAACTTGGGTTTAAGCTGCATATAAGAGTCGCGGTGATGATCACCATGAGGCCGGTGATGACCAGTACGTGCAGGTGGAAGCTATTTTTCCATAGCCTTATAAAGCCCCGGGGTCGGAGTGGTTCCTCTAATATATATCTGATGTTTTTGGTCATTTGGTTACCTTCTGTAGCAAATATCAATAATGAATGTAAATCCATTCATCAACCACAGTACTCCGGCTACCAGAGCCATAATGAAGGCTACCTTCTTCTCCTCTTCTACGCTATCCCAAGCGCAGATGCCGAATACCACCAATCCAGATGGTGTTGGAGAGTTGGGGATGACCGTTAAATATGACTATCATAGAGCTTACGGCCGTACTAATGGTCACTATTAAAGCCACGAGGACGATGAAGATAGCTCCTGCGGAGAAAATGGTTAGTTCTTGTCGCATAATTTTGGTTTTTTAGTAGCCCAGAATACATGAATTTGAACGTTGTCTCCAACATAGGAGTACTTGTACTGGAGGTTGTCGTCTCCGTCCATACCCGGAACGATTACCCTTTGGTTTCCCAGGAGGTACTTATTAGCATGTCGTAGGGGGGCAGCTGCCTCCTTGATGGGGTACGTAAAGGTTTTGGTCTTTCCTTTCACCATCTCCTGGATCATGATATACCGGATATGGGAAAAGCCACAGAGCGACTTCGCCTCTTCCGAGGAGAACCCATTTTGTGACAGTACGTCCTCTGGTGGGGTAATGATCACCTCCTCTGGCTTAACTTTCTTTTTGGCCATCTTATTTACTTATGTGGTAACACATTCCTTCAAAACACTGCAGGATGTAGGGGAGGTCAGGATCATTCACTGACAAGACCCTGGGGATGGTGTATTCCTCACAGATCCCCTTGGAGCTCCAGAATTTGACCTTGGTGATCCCTTCTTCTTGCTGAATACGACATAGGTTGGAGGCCCATTCGACAGTCTCATTGACCGGACTGGTGACCAGTATATGTCCCCACTCCAGTTTTTCTATAGTGCCGAAAATCGATATCTTGGGAGGATACTCAAAAGCGAGGGTACAAAAATCAGAATGGAACTGATCGTAGTCCAGACTCTTCCGGTAATTGTCGTAAATATCCTTAAAAATTTGCATACCTATCTTCGTTTATGAATATAGATAGGAGAATTTTCCGGGAATTTTATGTCAGAAATAGGATTTTCTGAAAGTTAGATGGTAGGATAGATCGTAAACATAACCTATAAGCTTCATAATCGCGTCCTACTGCGCTCAAATATCTTTTTAATATAAATGTATAGGTCGCCTTGAGATCGCGCGTCAGGGCGCGATTATGTGAGCCGTGCTGTTTTAGAGCTATTATTTATGACCGTCAGATGGGGTCCTCCGTAGAAACCCCGAGCTTGCTGAGATGAGATGTATAAAATTTTCAGGTATTGGTTAATGGTACGATCGTGATGGTAAACAGCGCAGATGCGATAGATAGAAGTAATCAATAGGTGATAGATGGAAGTTATCGGTTTACCGTAATCGAAGCTGCTGGTTTTGACCATCCAAATTCATTAAGGTGTGCTACCCGAGGGTGGAAATGACCTAAAGGGTCCAAAAACTACATTTTCCATCCATTCCCACCATTTTTCTTAAAGTCCGATGGTAGGATAGATCGTAAACATAGCTTATTTCGCACATAATCGCGCCCTGACGCGATCAAATATCTTTTTAATATAAATGTATAGGTCGCTCTGAGATCGCGCAGTAGGGCGCGATTATGAGATGCATAGCTGCTTTGCAGATATACCTCTCAACCTATCGTCCTGTGAGCCGCGCTGTTTTGGTGCTATGGCCGACAGAATGGCAGCTTCGCTGAAGGCTGGGCTGCAGCCCATCTTTATGGCTCCCCAAACGCTTCCTTGATGCACTTATCCAAGAACAGCTCATACAGAGGCTGCTGTCTCTTGGGATGGTGGTAATAGGCCATCGCCACGAACAGATCTACAAGATGGAGAAATTCCTTATCATCCTCGTGGAGGGGGTGGTCAATCACCGTCGTGTACTCCAGATTAATACTGTTCCTGAGCGTGACCGTAGTGACCCCATTATCAAGCCCCATCTCGAGGATGGTGTAATTGCACTTCCACTTGTTGGTCTTCTCGACCCAGAAATAGTATTGGTGGAAAAATTTTAAGGACTGAATCTCCCCATTACCATTCAGGTTGGTGTGGTTGATGTTATGGTCCAGGATAGCTACCTTCTCTGACGCGTGGTCGGGTACTTCCAAAAATTTTTTATAAAGGGTTTCTAAATTTTCCATTAGGGGGTCTTTTTGTTGTGCTTATAGATGGGAAACTTTGGAGTGGATTTTAGGGGGTATAAAGGTACTTAAAAACAGGTCAATTTTTCGACCCCCAAAAAGTGCGTTTGCGCGCGGTTGACCTCGGAGACCAAAAAGTGCGTTTGCGCGCGGTTTGGATGGGTCGAAATTTAGGGTCATTTTGGAGCTCAAATTTAGGGTCCAAATTTAGGGTCGAAAAATGACTCAAAAAAGAGACCGATTTTTGCCCTCAAAAAACGCCTTAATTTCTATATTTTTTTCTTATAAGGAAATTTCAGTTCCGAAAATTGCGCTCAAACCGTTAGTCCCAGTGCGTTTGCGCGCTGTTTTGGCCATTTTGCGCAATTTTGCGCATTTTTGGCCTCGATTTTTGCGCTGATTTTCACTGCATTTTGGAGCCCAAAAACTGCCTATTTTTGACCCCAAAAATGACCCCTAAAATCAGCCATTTTTTGAGCCCACCAAACAGTCCACCTTGGGGGTCGATTTTTGGCCACCAAAACAGCTCAACTACGGGGTCAAAAAAGAGCTCCAAAATCACCATATTTTTACCCCCAAAATGACCCTATTTTTGCTCCTAAAAATGGTGCTTTTTTGCCTCAAAAATGAGCTAAAATGTCCCCAAAATTACCCCATAACCCACCAAAAATGATCAAAAATGGCTGTTTTTCGATACTTTTTGATGTGTTAAATCATAGCCCTCGTAGGTGAATTTCCACGTCAGGTCGCGCGCTTGCCCATGTGAGTTTATGGAGTCCGATAGCAGCTTACACCGTAGGGCTTTGTTAGACCGTGCATAATCGCTCCCTATGCGCCTCAAATATCTTTTTAATATAAATGTATAGGCAGCATGATTTGAGCGCAGTAGGGCGCGATTATAAGATCCACAAGGTCTTTTGTCCATTATTTAATAAAAATTTTATGACCTCCCAAACAAAAAGACCTATATTCAACCCGGTCAAGGAAGAGACCGACGGGGTACGGTCGAGGAGGGTGGTATGGTCCAGCGCGTCCTTTGAGATTGCTGTGGATGCCCTGGTAAAGGGTAAACGACTCATCGCGAATCCTTTTGTCGATGGTAATATCAAGCTCCGAAAGCCCGACCTCGTATATGAAAGGACGGTAGAGGAGATCGAAGAGTGGAAGAAATGTAGGGATGATATTGCCTATTTCGTGGAGAAGTATTGTAAGATTATGACCCCAGAAGGGGTGAAGCACGTCAAACTCCGTGACTACCAGCTCGAGTATCTGCAGTTTCTGAAAGACAATCGATATACCATCCTTTGTGCGGCTCGACAGATTGGTAAGACCGTGACCTCGGCTATCCATATGCTCCACTATATCTGTTTTAATGTAGACAAAAATGCGATGGTGATTGGTAATAAGCGCAAGACCGCCGTGGAAATCCTCGACAAGATCAAGGGGATTTTCTTAGAACTACCCCATTTCCTCAAGCCCGGTATATACAAATGGAACGAGTCGGAGATGGTACTGGACAACGGTTGTCGTATCCTTACCGATGCTACCACCCCAACCCCTGCCCTGGGTTTTACGCTGCACTGTCTCCTTTGGGACGAGGCGGCCCACTGCAATCCTAATGTTGCCGAGAAATTCTACGGGAATATCTTCCCTACCCTCCAAGCAGCGCGAGGAAAGATGATGATTACGAGTACCACCAACGGTCGTAACCTATTCTTCCGTCTTTATATGGCTGCCAAGACCGGTATGAGTGAGTATGCCGCTATGGAAGTCAACTGGGATAGAGTCCCCGAATGGGATCCAGATAACCGATGTTGGGTGAAGAGAGATGCCCTGTGGAAGAAAAAGCAGATTGGTAACCTCGGTTCCGAAGAGGAGTTCAACAAACAGTTCGGTATTGAGTTCGACTCCAAGAGTACCGGGCTGGTCAACCCTAAGATCATTAAGAAACTTATCCCCCTGAGCTCTACCTATGTCAATAAGGAGTTGGTTGGAGTATACCACCCCGAGGCCTGGTTCTTCCATCCCGAGTACGACTTAGACTGGCTCCGGACGGACTTCTTAGACTTGACTATTGACCTCGCGGAAGGGGTCGGTGGAGACTACACCATCATCACCCTCTATAGGCACATACCCCAAGGGCTGGAGTGTGTCGGATTCTTCCGTTCTAATGACCTCACGCGTGAGGACGTAGCGAAGTCCTTATGTACCTTACTGCCGAGGTTGAAATTTCCCCTGGTGTCATTAGAACGTAATACCTACGGAGACCTGTTCATCCATACCCTGAAAGCCGTGGACCCTAATTTCGACGAGTCGGTCCTGGTGAAATACTACAACGAAGGGGGAACGAAATGGCACTACGGGATCAAGATCACCTCGGGGAACAAGAAAGTTTTTTGTATGCTCTTTAAGGAAAGTTTCGAAAAGGGTGATATATTAAATGAGAGTGATGTCTTCCTCACCGAACTGGATAATTTCGAGGAGACCTCCTCCAGCTATGCCGCCTCCTTTGGTCACGACGACCTCGTGATGGCGAGTGTCCAACTCGAAGCCCTCAAGCAGACTACCCAATACAAGATCCAGAGATCGGAGTATGAGTCGGCCGGTGGAGCTCGGGAGGATGACACGCAGTTTAATTTGTATGAGTTTTAGAATGGCAACCCTACCCAAAGACTATGACCTCCTCTCGGAGATACGCAAAGACCCCCTGCAGAAAATGAATGTGGGGAGGAGAGACCCCAAGGCAAGAAAAGTCCTGGAGGAGCTCACCATTACCGGGCCTCGAGCTATCCTTCCCGGACAGCTGGCCGCCTTCGAGTATCGCACCCCGATGATGAAAGAGGAGTTGGAGTACTACGATGCCTCTCCGGTGACCCTTTTCTTCGGTCTTATAGACACCCCGGAAGGCAAGCGAGTCATCGGGTGGAATATACACTACTACCCCCCGAAGATCCGTTACCAGCTCACTGCTAAGGTACTGGATATGTTCCGGGATACCTATTCGAAGTACTGGGATAAGGCCGTGGATAAGGAGATCTCCCAACTCGAGTACCGTAAGCTCCTCAATACCCTACGTAAGGCCAAACTGGACTTCGGGGTGCGTATGTACGACCCTTCCCTGATGGCCAAAATAAGACCGATCCCCGTAGAACACTGGAAAGAAGCAGTATTCACCGAGGGTCGGTTTATGAAAAAGACGAGAGATCTAATTATGAAGTACTGGGCAAACCACTTATAGTAGCTCACTGTACATCTTAAACAGGACGTAGATCCATTTATATACTTCCATCGTGGTGGTTTCGTATTTAATGGTCGTGCCATAAGCTCGACCGGTAAGGTCATTATTTATCGCTCTGGTAAACTCCCACGACTCTTCCCTGGTGATCGACCACTGATCTGGTACGGTAAAGGTAAGGGCCGTGGGTTGCTTTAGGTCTCCTAAGACGGATAGTTTTACCGCGAGCTCGTAGAAATTAGCCTCCATATCAAAAAGGGGCTGGGGGTCTCCATCACGCACCAACTCCATATCATTAATCTTCACGAGGAGGCTATAAGCATCCCGGCTCTGGAAGTACACTATATAGGAGATATAGGTAAAATTTTTCCTCCTTTCTTTATGCAGGAACATCACCTGGGGGTCTTCCTCTCGAGCTCGGTAGAGTCGCAGGCGTACTTCGGCTGGGGTGAAAAAAGTCTTTGACAGTTTATCAGTTCTTACCGATGTAATCCTCAGAGTATTATCCTTAATAAAAGGATCACAGCCCACCGGGGAGTGTACCGTGAGGTTATGTGGGGTGAATTTCATAAGGTCTTCGTATAATGGTTAAACAAATTACATATCCAACCATTAGCGGTCATAATGAGCCCGTCAGGGTATTTTGAGGAATATCCGGTGAAACATATATATCCATCTACAACACCACGGCTCCGTCGAAACTCCCACTTATCCATCTCAGTACCCCAAACAGTGTTCCGTGGTAACTCCAGGGAACAGTCCTGGTCATTACTTAGGATACTTAGAGTCTTAGCTACCTTGTAGGGGAGGCTTTCATGCTCCAGGAGAGTATCCACATCGGAGTGTTTGACCAAACACTCTATCCCATTTACCGTATAGATAAGAGCCAGGACCGTGAGTCTCTCCCATTGATGCCTTACCAAATAGGAATGAAATACTAATCTTTTGGTCTCTATCTTATGCAGCTCCATTATCTCCGAAGGAGCTGTGCGCTGCAGCGCTTTCCCCAAATCGATCGGAGTTCTTAGTGGAGTAGTCGGGGTCAGGATTGAATTTTCTCATAACACTTTACAGTACTTAGCAAACAACATACCCACGATTGCTGGATACCCATCCATATGCACGTCTCCCGCACTATCTTTCCATCGGAATCCTCCAGCAATCGGCTCAAAATGCCACGTATCGGTGACGGTCTCCCCCCAGATATTGGTCCTGGGGAACTTCAAGGTGACCGGTTCGTAGCAATCAAGCCTTTCCAGGATCTTCACCATACTGGTATACTCCTCATTAGCCTTTAGTACGGTCTCATAATCGGGAGTCACCAGTACGGTCTCTGCCTCATTAACCTTACAGAGGAGTATATATTCATACTTTCTATTAACGAGTCGTCGGATCACAAACGTATGGTATCTTATAATACGAGTAAAGTCTCGCTCAAGGAGCATAACCTCCTTGTACTCCACATTACCCAGTACCTTTGCCACCTCCGGTGAGTCGAAATAGACTTTTCCGTATTGGGAGACTACGCCTCTACCAAAGAGGAAGCTACATACTGTCTTACAATTTGCGACGAACTTATCCATATCCATATATACCACAAAAGGGGGTAAATTTACCCCCTTTGATAACTTTCATAAAGGAAACTTCTCTGACGGGCTTTGGCCACCGCCAGACTCACCATCGTCGGTCGAAGGAGACTGTAATCTTCTACCCCGGGGTTCTGTCTCCGGGCCTCTTCGAGGTTGATAGCGTATTGGAAAATGAGGTAATCGACGCTGTCCGGTTGGATCTCCTTAAAAGCCTCGACATTCTGACAGCCCAGCAGATGGACCTTCTTCCCCTGGAGTCTGGCGTAGTCCATAAGGGTACGGATCTCCTCGGTCCTGGTGTGCCACGCCCGGGTCTGGGCCAGCCCCCCAATAGCAAGCCAGTCGTAATCCGGAGAGTCACAGAGACGTTTCCAGTAATCAAAACCCTGGTGGATCTTAAAGACCGGTACGGGGTAACGACCGGTGATAGCCTTTACCTCCTCCCGACAGTAGTTCTTAGGGCTTAGTAGGTCGGGGTCGTGACGGAAGTACTCATTATCCAGCTCAAAACAGAGACTACAGGGGCAGGCCTCGAGAAGCTTGAGGAAACGTTTTTTCATCTTCTCGCAGTGGTCGTGGAACTCAGGGTTATCCTTACCCATCTTCATCTCTTTCTTATACAACCCGAAGCCACCAGAGTCGATGAGGATACGGTCTTTTCCCACGGCCTCATGAATGACCTTGGCAGCCACCATAGGCATGTCCACGGCACTGATAAGGACGCGGTTAGGGAACGTATTAAGGACCTTCGGGAGGACCTCCTTCCATTTCCCCTCGTATCCACAATGATAACAGATGGTCGAATTGAGACCAAAAACCAGTCTTTCCATCAAATAAAGTCACCAAATAGATCCACATTCACTCCCCCGTTGATATTGACCTCATACAGGCCAATAGCCGTGAGGACGCGGTTAAGGGGGTCCAATACGCACTTACGGAACATAGCCTCCTTATCAATAGGAGCCTCTTTCAGAGCCCAGTCGGGGAGCTTACCGGCTTGGAAGACAAAGACCGGAGCCTTATCCGAAGCCCGTCGTTTGCTATGACGACAGACATAATACCTCATCTTACCCCCGTAGATAGGGTCTCCGGGGAGTTTCTTCACCTCACGGAACCAGTTGTATAGGGCCAGCCCACGAACCTGAAAAGGGGTACCGGTATGACACATTACCCCCTTGGGGTCATTGTCACTGATCACGTAAGACTTATACCCATTGACGGAGATGGAGGGGCACATAGCTTCCACAGGGAGACCCATCCACTCCTCATACAGCTCTCCGACGAGTCCGTAGGTCTCATTCATAGCGTTCCCCGAGGTGTCGATGAGGTTGTAAATGATCTTCTTGAGCATCTCCCGGGCGGCCTTGGGGTAGCTGGCCTTGACGATCTCCATTCCCTTGGCTTTGAGGGGGAGGTGACTGGTGTCGAACTTATGACCATCTTTCCAAAGGAGGATCTGGGCATATCTCTTCTTCACATCGAGCCAGATACCAGCTTTGGCGATAGTCTCCAACTCGAACTTATGACAACTCTCCACATGTCGCGAGGCGTAATAGTCGTCCATAAGTTTCTCGTTGAACTTATCCAGAAACTCCTGATTGATCCGGGCGATAATATCCCTTTTCTCCTCCAGGGTCATCGTCTCCACCCCTTCAATGGTATTCAGGAGGCCGTCGTAGGACATATATAGTGAGTCGGTGTCCCCGTAAACGAGGCTTACTAAATTATTTTCCATATTTTCCTGGTCGGTAATTTTCAGCAAAAAGAATTTTCCACGAGGTTGGTTCGAGGGAGCGACCGAGCATTTGGGAGAATCTCTCCGGGACGCTGGTGGCCTTCCATCGCTTGCCCAGTTTAACCAGGGTCCAACGGTCTTCAGAGAAAGACCCCCAGAAATCCCCTTGGACAAAGAGGAACTCCTCCCGGTCTTGCCAATTCCGTTGGAGGGACTTAACAAATTCCATCCAGGGAACAAAAAAGTCCTCAAAGTCACTACCCGGATCCCGGAGATCACTCACCTGGGTATAACCGAAGATATTGAAGAACACGGCGAACTCATGAGGGCCCTCCGAATTGGTAATTCTCACGACAATCCCCAACATATACCAGGCGTCGGCCTGTACTACAGTGTATTCACACCCTGGCTTGGTACGGAGGAAATAGGAATGGCTTCCCCAGTCCGGTGTAGGGAAGCTAAGGGTCTCCCCATAGGCCTGCACAAAACTGGTGATGGTGACCTTACCACCCATCTCTCCGATGACCCCGGGCTTGGTCTCCCCGAGTCTTGGTGGGACTCTTAGTCGTAATCCTGGTAATTGCATGTAAATATATAGGAATCTCGCATATGCGCGCTGACTACATATATGTAGGAATCCCTACAGGTGATTTACATTATCAAACTCTATGTCTATGTTATTGAATTTCAAGGTCATAGAGAAAGTACTGGATTCTCGGGAGACCTTGTCGGTGGAGAACTCCAGTCCCTCGAGAGCGTCAATATGGCACTGATAGAGGTATACCCTACAGATCGGTTGCCCTTGCTCAGAGAGTATGTCGTAGTAGATATCCGTACCATCCTTGTAATTCTCCGGTTTGCATACCCTATGGAAGATCGTCTCGTAGAGGAGGTAGTAATTGATGAACCCAGCATCCAAACGGAACGTGATGGTGACCTCCTTGGCTATCTTACTTAGGGGGTTGTCTACCGTGACTGTGGAGTTATCGTGCTTGGGTTCAATATGACCGAGGTGGTTTCGTGAGGTCTGTGGCTGATCCACTACCAGATCGCTGATGCCGGGCATAGAGATACCCTGGATACTCTCGTTGAGGAGATCGATGGCCCTGGTAATAACTCGGGGCTTCTCACTCAGGAGTCGGTCGTACTTGTCTCGGAGCTCCTTGGGGATAAACTCCTGCGGAAGGAGGAGACGGAAGAGGTCGTATCGGGGACTAAGGCTTACCACTGAACATTCTTGCTAAAAGGAAACAACCCACCAGGGTAAAAGGAAGTACAAGGAGGCCATCATAATAGAACTCCTGCAGATCTGGGTCTAAAATCGAGAAGAGCCAGAAGAGGAGAGCGATTATGACATGCACCAGGGAATAAAACTTATCAAAATTCGTTATCTGCATGAGGTATAATAGGCAAAATCAAAGGGATTGGCCTCGGGATGATCTAAAAGGTACTCCCTTATCCATCGACCAGCCTCTTCGTAACTTTCCGTAGAGGTCAGGGTCGTCCCTTCTTTGAGGTTTCTAATAATGTACTGCATATATATTATATATATCAACGAAGTTGCTCGTAATGTTAGTTGTGGTCAGCGGAGCTGCTAAAAAAGTTACAGGACCTCAGGGTTTAATGCATCATATTTCTTGAAGATATAGGTCTGCCACTCCCAATAACTCTTAGTGCCTTGGTCCTCATCGTTGAGTGTAGCATGAATTTTTGTTCCATCCGCGTCAGCGGCTGTTCCATCAGGTGTAAACTTCCACACATCTTCTCCTTCTTCCCATTGGGAGACTGTGTGAATCCTTAGGGTATTACCAATCAACAGGGAATAGATCTTCTCCTCGATCCTACGGATGACCCCGAGGTCTTGATTAAACACTTCACCGGCCCCTCGAAGGGCGACCACATGGGTAACAACGACCTTAGGCTTGAGTTTTTTGGTTATTGGACCTATTTGTGCGATGGTATTATTGAGGAACTCGCAACGGGCTTGGCTTTCGTGACCCTCCAGGGTATAGATCCTCAGTCCGAAGTCGTTTGGAGAGGATATTAGCCTTACTCCGGTGTCGTCATTATCATCCCATACCATAAGGGGAAGGTGATCCCGGGGAGATCCCCCACGACCAAATCTATCCACGACCTGATCTCCATCCAATATCTTTATCTCCCCACTCTCGGTATAGGCATAGGTGAGGTTATAATGGGGTAAGCGAGCCATAAGGATTGTAGTTAATAAAGAGGTATTGTTGCCATTCAAGTATGCTTTTTTCGCCCTGACTTACTCCGTTGAGGAAGCCTTCGTACCTGTTGCGCTCCATATGATCAAAAGTCCAGGCATCTTCAGAGATGCCCCAGATAGTCATCTTGGGGAGTACCATCTTAGGAGCAATATGACGCGTCGCAAGGATATCCAGAGCCTCCTCAGGGTCATTCACGTATACAATAGGAAGGTCGAAGATATGTACCAAATACCCTGTCTTCTGTTTACCATAACGGTAGTACTCGACCTTGTATACGTTGTATACCACGGTCTCCGACCCAATCCCAGATGGTACGGTATAATAAGCCACGGTCTCAAAATAGCCGTCTTTGGTGCTTAGGAACTTATTTGGGACGTCACCAAGGGGGTAGTGAATACGATCTTGATGAGCTGAGAAGGTCACAAAAGTATGAGTCGTCCCCGTATGGGGCTCGGGTCCTTGGGCACGATCTATATGATAATTCTTGGACATTCCGTAGACCTTATGGGCCTTGTAGAAAGGATGCGCCTGTGGTGAGACGCAATCGCGTTGCGGATTAGCCATTATATCGAAAAAGGATTATAGTTAGACAGAAGCATTTTCTGCCACGTAACCAGCAATTTTACTCCCTGGCTTACTCCGTTGAGGAAGCCTTCGTAGGCGTCCCCCACATCGTTAGTGGGCTCACCAATACATCTAAATTCCCAATGGTGGTCTTCCTCTCCCCAGATGGTAGTCTTCACCAGATCCATTGACGGGTTGAGATGACGCGTGGCAATCTTTTCTAACAAAGGATTCAGATCCTCGGTATACTTATTACCAGCACCCGGGATATTCACGAGGAAGCCTTCATGTCGTACGCCATTGGTGATAAAGTGAAGTCGGTAAACCGTATAAAAGACCGTATAGCCTAACGAGTTGGGTATGACGAACTGTAGATACCGGTACGCGATTACCCCATCACAGTTTATTAGGTGCTCCGGGGCATTGGGGAGAGCAAAGTCTTCGTTCCTCATTTGTAGTATGGGAAGGTCTTCGTATACGACCATACTCCCCGGAATGCCGGCAAAAGAAGCGACGAGTTGTTTTTCCATTTTAAGGGCGAACTCGCATGCGAGATTTCCATATTAGTTAAACGGATCGTACTTCTCCAAAAGGTACTTCTGCCAGAGAATCTGGGAATTTTCTCCAACCTTCTCCCCATTAAGATACCCCACTGGTCGAAGTACTCAATTTCCATATGTTCTTTCCACATAAGGGAGTCGAGGGTTCCCCGGGGAAACTCCTCGGAGACGATTGGCTTGAACCCCGGGATGATGATGAGGTATCTGATGTGCTTGTTGTGGGTAAAAGCCTCCTCATAGGTCAGCTTCCAGGCCTCGTAGCCAGTGGTGTCCAGCTGCTCTGCTCGACCTTCCCGGTATCTGATGAAGGGGTAATCCCCCTTAGGAAGCCACACCTGCTTATAAATACTCATCGGATGGTTGAGGAGGGTGATACAGGGTGCTCCTGAAAGGATATCGTAATCAAATATCATATGCTTTAGCGTTTGCGAGGAGCTTTGGCTCCTTTCATATTTATGCGAGGGCTTCAGCCCCTTTCATAGTCACAAGGTGTTAAAGGGGTTATGGTGGAGGTTGAATTTTCTCTGGACCTCTCCGCGATTAGTTCCTTCAAGTTCATAACCATTAGGACCAGTGATATGGATAAATTTTGGGGAGCAGAGGACCTCATAGGTCTCAGTCTCCTCTCCCCAGATGGTGACTTTCTTTATCTCCATCGTACCGGACTTCCTGGGGAGTTGATAAGCCTTCATCTTCTTAGCAAAGGCCTTCGGATCGGCAATCCAGCCGTAGTTCACTCCGTCAATGTAAGCAATGTAATAGGTATCTTCACCGGTGGTAAGCTCCAAAATAGCATAATGACCAGATACTGACCGGGTCTGTTTAATATCTCCGTGTGCTATGGTGGACAGGTATATAGGACCAATAGGAGTCTCCCGGGGAAGGATGAAACCGGAGCTGACGGAGGCGAGGTTCATAGACTTTTTATACACCGGGATATAGACCATCGGTACTCCACCCACATCACAGGCGTCGTATACCTTGAAGAAACAGTTGTCTGGAATTATTTTTATTGCCATACTATAGCATCTCAAAGACATTATACTTCCTATAAATCAAGGTCTGAATATCCTCCCAGGTATACCTACCTTGGTGAGATCCATTTAGAAATACCATCATACCATCCTGGGTTGGTATAAATTCCCAGTGGTCTTCATTCGCCCCCCAGAGGTCTCCGGAGGTAATATCCTTTACCTTCTTCCTGCCATACAGTGCAGGCACTTCGAGGTATTCAAGGTTCTGGAGGAAAGCATTAGGGTCTTCGATGATCGCGGCTCCAACACCATCAATATAACCAACATAAATGCTGTCGTGACCCGAATAAAGTCCGTAAATAGCAATTCCCTTATGGAGATCGTAGTGGGGTTGGGTAATCATTCCGGTGGAAAGTTCTACCCTACCCAGTACGTCTATCGAGTCATATACCGACCCTCGGTGGTAAATACCTACTGCAGAAATGTGGATGCCATCCACCATTCCCCGGTGCACTGCAAACATACATTCCTTGGATCTAATATCTCGTCTTTCCATATCCATATATAGGAAAGACCGGGCAGTTTTTACCACCCTATACCCATAAATATCTCCTTATTATATTACTTAACTGTATGGTAAGTTGAATTTCCCCATCTTTCCTGAGAAGGTTGTTTCCGGCTTCCCAGACCTCGGTGACCGTACCCCATTGATCCGTGGTGGTAAACTCTATTCTAATAGTCTGATCCGTGAAAAGGTAGTTCCAAAGGCGTAGGACCTTATGGATCTGTATCATCAATTCCCTATAATCCTCGGGGTATACTACTGCTTGCCATCCGGAGGTATGATTGACGAGGTAAAATATCCTCCCCAGCCCCACGTAGTCAATACGGATATTCAGAATCTCGCTGACAAATACGGCCATTACCTCTCCTTCGGCGTCGAGATAGTCAAAGGGGAGGTCGTCCACAGGGATGAGTTCCTCCTCGCGACCTGCACAATTGACTATTACCATATCCCATTCCCAGTCCACATAACATTCGCTTGGTGGTATAGGGTCTAATTTGTTATAAGGAAGCATTTTATATCTCCTCCAAAGCTCCGTAATGGTTAAACAAATACTGCTGCCACTCGAACCGGGATCTCTCTCCCTGGGTATTTTGATTGAGCACAGCGGATAACTGATGACCGTGAGGGTCAAAGACCCAATTATCCGATCCACCGAATATATCCTGATCTCGTAACTCCATCTTAGGTCGAATGGTGAGCTCCTTAATTCGATCCAGATAAGGGGTCACGTTCTTCGTAAACTTCACCCCGACCCCATCCAGGACAATCAGAAAGCCTCGGAATACCCCGGACTCGGACAACCGATATACCCTAAGACCAATCTCCGGTTGTCGTCGGTATCTCAGGGCGTCTCCCAGGAATACATCCAGTTTCAGACCAGGTATCATCACACTCTCTTCCAGACCAGAGTTCATTGGATCGTCGTAGATGTTGATGATGGTGGAGTTGGTATGATGTAAATAGACCGAATTGAAGAACATAGCTACGGCGTAACAACAAAAAGATGGTGATATACCGGCTTTCCGAGGAATTTAGCTGCCATATATAAGGCTGTATTGAGATCGCCTATCTCTTCCTTTTTCACCAACTTACGACCCTCCCAGAACAGGACCGTGGAGAATTTGTACCCCACCTGTATGGTGACCAGTCGATCCTCCGTACGGATCTCCTTCACCTCATACTCGGACATATTTCCCGTCGTGATAGGCTCATCCAGGATAAATGGTCTCTCGATGGCCATAGATCGACCGGCCTTACCATATAGGATGACTCGATCATAGGTTTCAATCCCCTCCAGTTCCTTCTCAATATAATGGTGGAGCTTGTTTACATTCTCGTACATAGCAGTTGTTGTTAGTTAGATTGTGATGATATCCACAAGGTGGCCAGCATTACAAGGTAATAATGTCCTCTACGTCCTGGAGTCGGTTTACCTGGGTTACCTTGAAGTCACTGTAATTGGAGTTCCCTTCGATGTACTTTTCTATATTTCGCTTGGCTCCCATCGAGGTATTTGCATAGGTCAGGAGGTGAGCCACGCTGCTGTCATCCTGGAATCTTACCAGATACAAGCGATCTCCGGAATGCCCACATAGTGGTAGATTGGCTGGGGTGAGCATCTTATCATTGTATACCCTTACCTCGACGATATTTTTTAGCTCGTACTGGTAATAGGTATTTAATTCCTTAATTAGGTCATCCTCCGTAAGCTCGTCACAGGAAGCAATGATAAACTTATCGGTCATTCGACGGCTGTCCGTAGTGCCTTTTACTATATAAAGTACCATAGTCGTTGTTGTTAATGTATATATATAGCATAGGCCCTCCCATTTTTTACATCGTCAACACCCCCTCATAATGCTCGAAGATACGACCCTGCCACGAGGCCTTGCAAAGGAGTGCCCCTCCCATAAATGACTTACCATTGAGGAAGCATTCCCATCGGGTTTGACCAAATCCATTATCCCCAACAAACTTCCAATGGTCTTCCTCTTCTCCCCAGATAGATGGTCGTCTTACGGTAAACTCCACCTCACTACCCCGGGGAATAATCAACTGTCTCAGGAAATCCCGCGTATAGGTGGGGGAGGACACCATCATTTTTTTGTAATGACTGTACCGCAGGATACAGAAACTCTTACCGTCCCCGTAGTAGAGTCGGAGGAGGTCATATTTAGCCTGTTTGGAGGAGTCAATGACCTCTATCTCCCCGGTCCTAAACCTCTCCTCTCCAAAATCCTTGGGGAGGAAACCTTCGTGGAAAAAGGTATCATCGTAGTAATCCTTCCTATCACCCAAAAGGATGGTGAGATCACAGTACCCGTGGGATGTATTGGCGTGGTAGGTATATTTTTTGGTTTGGTCGAGAACTCTCATTAGCTTTAGCTGATGCGGGGTACTTTAGTGCCTTTCACTATAGCGTTTCCAGTGGCTTATATACCTTATACAGATGACGATAGATAGCTTCGATAGGACTAGTCCCGTAGGGGTCGTCCGTGAGAGAGTATCTCTCCCCGTTCTTCGTGATCTTATACAGAGCCGGGGTGACCATCTCAAAGGTCCAATGGTCGGTCTCCGTATCCCAGAGAGTAGGGTACTCATAATCAAGGATGTGGATAAATTCCCCCCAATGAATATGGAGTCTTTCCAGCTTCCCCACCGCATGTCTCAGGTCATCCACCACGTAGGTGCGGAGCTCCTTCAGCACTATTACCGGTACGACGATGGGGTTTTTATTGAGGTCGAAGAGGGTCAACTCCCAGGCCTCGTAGCCATCCCGGTCGTTATAAAGGACGGCATAACCATCTCGGTCAATGACTTTGGGAAATCCCCCTTCGGGGCTAGCCGCGAAGTGGATATCCAGGTCCTTTTTTGGGACGGAAATAGTACTCACGTAGGTTTCATCATCTTTGATATACGCGATCGCGATATCCCTAACAAAATCCATCGTGATGCTATATTGGTGATTCCTTTTTACCATAAAAATAGGGGAGAGATTATTCATCCCTCCCCTATATATAGAAGATTATGCCTTAGATTTTACCCTTAAAATGGCAAGCCAATCCCAGGATCCTCGGTAGGAGCTGCAGGAGCAGTTGGTTCCGCGTTAGCGGCTGTTCCATCATCGACCTTTTCCTCGGCCTCAGGCTTAGCCTTAGTGGCTGTGAGGGTAGGAAGATCGTGGTAAGATACCTTAGCAGGATCGAAATCAGCCTTCACCACGGCAATCCACTGGTCTACGAACTTAGTCGTTTCTTCGTCCCAGGGGGTATAGCCACACTTCTTCTGGAGGTCGATGATATCCCCGTGGTCATCACGAAGGTTTTCCTTGACGTACTCAATAGCCTTTTCGTAGATGGGGCGGAGCTGTGGCTGGAGCTCAGCAAGCTTAGCAGCACCTTCATCGCGCTTCTTAGCCGTCTTACCAGATACGGAGTCGTTCTTGGCCGTGACATAAGCATCCACAAGCTCAATCTCATCGTCCGTGAGGAGGGGAGTACCATCCGTCTTGATCACTGGAGCATAGCTACCGAAGCTGGAGAGGGTATAGGAGATTTCTCTCTGCTTACGCTCAGGAGCCTTGGGATCATCTGGGCCGGGCTGGACCACGAGCTGGAGTTCCAGGCCGACGACGTAGTCTGCCACGGGGTAAGGAGTCTTACCAGATTCCGCAGAAGGATTCATCAGGTCTACCATCTTCGTGTAGATGTCCTTGGCGAGCTTCATTACCTTGAACTTACCGACCAGCTCCGGCTGATTCTTGTCTTCGAGGATCTGCACGAGAACCCACTGGGTCTCATTCTTCTGGAAGATCTCACGAGAGCGTTCCTTCTTCTCCTCATCATCGGAGTACCAAAGACTCTTCCACGCCTTGAAGATAGGACAGTTCTTGTCTCCGATACTCAGGGAAGAGAAGACCGGACGAGAACCGTCAACAGAACGCAGCCAGTACTGGGCCTGTGGAACGATAGTGTCCTTGGGAGACAGGGGATTGAGGATGATTCGTACCTTGGAACGGTATACACCATCTTCCGAAGTAGCGAACTTAGGATTGGGCTTGTAGATGGTAGGGTCTACAAACGAATTGCTCTTAGGTTCGTTAAAAACTGAGAGCTGCGAGGGGTCGAAGCCCAGGATGTCATCAATTTGACTCATAATTGTTTAATATAAATTGTTAAAAAAATATAGCGGGGATAATAGGATTCGAACCTATGACAAACGAGTTAACAGCCCGGTGCTCTACCAACTGAGCTACATCCCCTTAATGGCTCTATATATAATATCACCAATACGCGCGTAAATGTTACCCCTGTAATGCCAAAGCCAAAAACTTTCTTTGTTCCTCGGCCAGAGCTTGGAGCTCCTCCACCGAACTACCCTCTCCAAGGAATAGGTTATTGGAGTGGTCATCCGAGTCCGGAGTAGCTACCCGGACTGTTGTATAGAGGGGCCGAGTACTCCTCGAGCAGGAAGTCGGGTGCTTTACTTGATGCCGTCAGCGACCATTGTAGAGTTGCCATTAGTTCTTGTCTATCCAGTTCACAAACACATAGGCGAGGTAGAAGATGGAAGCCACCCCAGCAAGCTCGATAGCTGCTCCGAGGAACTGCTTGAGAGCACTGATATTTTCATCCATCCCTGGATTGCAGGCAATCACCGCGGCCATAAGGATCACGAGGATGACTGCTACGTAGACTGAGATTTCCTTATTAGATATTCGCTTGTTCATATGCTTTAGAATGTCTTTTGTTGTTGTCTTATTACCTCTATATATCAGACCCGACGAGGATTTTTTTACATGCACGCAGATTTTTTTGGTCTTCGAGTGTTTTCATACCAACAGCCTATAATAATAGCACCAAATCAGTGCGGCTCATAGGACGATAGGTTGAGAGGTATATCTGCAAAGCAGCTATGCATCTCATAATCGCGCCAGGACGCGCGATCTCAGTGCGACCTATACATTTATATTAAAAAGATATTTGAGCGCAGTAGGGCGCGATTATGCACGAAAAGTTCTATGTTATAGGTGTTGCGTACCTCGCAACTTTATAAAAACCATCAAAAATCCCCGATATCGGGCTATTTATGGCGTCCCAAAGACTTCCACAGATGCTCCAATCCGAAAAATACCATAGTACAGAGGACACAAATAGCAAATACTTGATGGGGCTTGTAGGTGCGCTGGAAGGAGATAGATAGGACGGTATATCCCACCAACCACAAGAGGATAAATAGTTTACGTAGTTCCATAGGTTATCTAATTGGAGGGGTTGGAGCTGTTCTCATGAGCGAAGGGATCACAATGGTGTTCCAGTATACAGGACTGAAACGGTTGGTGGAGTCCTGAATCTGCTCCTCAGGTTGTTGGGTGGGCTCCGTAGGACACTTTAACACCAGCAGCACGGTTAAGGATATTACTGCGAGCACGAAGATCAGGAAGGTTGGCCCGAAGGCATCTAAGTTTTTTAGTTTATTCATGGGTATAGATGGGAAATTTTTGGGTGGATTTTATGGGTCTCAAAATAGCTAATTTTTCGACCCCAAAAAATTTCATTTGCGCGCGGTTAAGATCTGACATCAAAAAGTGCGTTTGCGCGCGGTTTGGATGGGTCGGAATTTGGGGGTCGAAATAGGGGGATTTTTGGGGTCCAAAATTAGGGTAGAAAAATGACTCAAAAAAGAGACCGATTTTGGACCTCAAAAAGCGCCTTAATTTCTATATTTTTTTCTTATAAGGAAATTTCAGTTCCGAAAATTGCGCTCAAACCGTTAGTCCCAGTGCGTT